ATATAGACATACCGGTCCGCCATATGTTAAACTCGGCCATTCAGTGCGGTACCAAGCGTCTGACTTGCATGAATGGGTGACTACCCGACGCATCTCACCTGTTGACAAATAACAGCTTGCCGCGTTGAATCCTGCGCCATGGTCGATGTGTTGGTCTCCAGTCGCAGCATCACGCCGCGTGCTCCTCGCCGCATTCTTCTCCTACATGCCGGTGACATCAACTGGTCCGGTATGACGGCATTCCTGGACGAGTCTGCCGCACAGCAAATCATCGAGGATTTCAAGCGGCAGGGCGTGCAGTTGCCTGTTGATTACCATCATCAGACGACAAAGGCCGAAGACGGCCTGGACATAAAGGCCGAAGCCGCGGGATGGATCACTGATCTGGTATACGTCGCGGGTAAAGGGCTCTACGGTTTCGTGGAATGGACTGATGAAGCGCGAGAACTCATTGAATCTAAGAAATTCAAGTACATCAGTCCGGTTGTGTATTTTGAGAAGGCTACTGGGAAGCTTAGTGGCTTACATAGCGTGGCGCTAACAAACAGGCCGCGTACGCGCGAATTGCCGGAGTTGTTGGCACAAGCTGCACATAGAAAGGACGCAAAGACAATGGCAGGTGACATCAAGGCAGATGCGAAAGAGAAACAAGCTGCCGTCATGGATGAAATGCCGGCGGTCGATCCGGTCAGTTCCGCCTTGAAAGAAATTATCAGCGTTCTTGGTTTAAGTCCCGAAGCTTCCATGACGGAGGTTTTGCAGGCCGTCATTGCCAAGATCGGCAAAGGAAACCCTGAAGAGGAAGAGGAGGACGAAGAGAAAGAAAGCCAAGAGGAGACGGCACATATGGCTGAATTGAAGATCAAGGCCGAATCATACGATGCAATGGCCGGTCGAATTGCAGCCCTGGAAAAAGCTGCGGCTGACAATCAGGAAAAGGAGAAGCAGCGCACTGCTGCTGAACTTGTAGAGGAACAGATTGAGGCAGGTCGGCTCTTACCCGATGCCAAAGACGCCGTGGCTGCTGCAAAGGACTTAGCCAACAAGGATCCCGAAGGCTTCAAAAAGATTTTCGCGGCCATGCCTGTAGTTGCACCTCCGGGACGCGTGATGACCGAAGGTACATTCGGTGCATCCGGCAGGCCCTCCGATCGGACAAGCCTCATCGCTGCTGAACTTCGTGGCTATGACAGCGAAACGCATGTCCTTAAGACCACGAAAGCCGGATGGGTGAATGCGGGTCTTATGGCCGCCGGATTGCCACGGCTGACACGCGATGAAGTGAAAGCCTTGGACACCAATAGCAAAGCAAAGGAGAACTAAATGGCCGCATTAGCAGCAGACAGAGCGGTTCCAACGAACATATCCGGATTGGATCAACTGCCAAGCGGAGGCGTGCGAAATTATGGAGTGGTCGCCAGTGACATCGTCTATCAGGGTTCCTTCGTAAATCTTGGTAGTGGGTATATTCGTCCTTGCAGTGTCGGTGCTGCGCAAGTTGTCGGCATTGCTCTGCACAAGGCCGACAATGCCGCTGGTGCCGCAGGTGCGAAGAGCGTACAGGTATGGACTGGAGGTCTCTTCCAGCACGCATTGGCTGCTGCCGCTGTTACCGACATCCAAGCGGCCGGAAAATTGGTCTACGCGGACAATGCGAATAGCAATGGTGATCATGTATTGACGTTCGTGAGCACGGCCAACAGTTTAGTCGGTCGTGTAGTAGACGTGCCTGCCGCGGGGCAAGTCGTCGTGCGTATGCTGTGGCCGCAAAGCAGCTAAGGAGAATAACAGATGCCAAACCTTCTCAAACAACTTACCCAGCGCGAAGCACTCGGCAAGTTCGTCGATGCAATGGATGCGGCACCGAATATCTGGCAAGGCTGGTGTACGGAAGTCGAGTCCACCAACGAGAGCGAGCAGCATTCGTGGTTGGGTGCCATGCCTAAGCCCAAGGAATTCGCAGGTAGTTATGCCTTCGAAGGACTTATGGACTTCACGTACAACATTGCCAATAAGGAATTCACGCTCGCATTCGTCATCGATCGCAACGCACTGGAGGATGATAAGACCGGCGAGATCGATCGGCGTATCAGTCAAGCCGCCCAATTCTGGTCCTTGTTCAAGGATGAGCAACTCAAGGATAAGCTGGAAGCAACGACGACGGATACGTACGACGGCGTGGCGTTCTTTTCCGATTCCAGAACGATCGGTGCATCGGGCACCATTGACAATAACGTCGGTGTAGCAGCGACGGTGGAAGCCAATCCGACAACGACTGAATTTCTGGATGCATTGCGTGATGCTGTCGCAGCCTTGGAGGGCTTCGCCGACGATCAGGGACGTGCCGGATACAATGCCGCATCAGCCTCCGAGTTCCGCGTCATCGTTCCGCCGAAGTATCGCAAGGCGGCGACGGAAGCGCTGAATGCGACGATCATCGTCAATACCAGCAACCCCTTCGGTCAGAACCTGGCACAACTGGACGTCCTGCCCTATCTGACGGCAGCTAACAATGTGTTCTTCATGGCTGCGACTGGAACGCCGCAGCGACGGCCGTTCATCATGCAAACACGGACGCCGTTTGAACTTGATGTACTCAGTGATGATGCGTCTCTGGCTGAGAATCACGGCCTCAAGTTCATCGCTCGGCAGAGGTATCACTTGCAATACGGCGAACCGCGCAAGGCGGTTAAGAGTACCTTCTCTTAGGATTGAGATATGGTCATCATTGACAAAGTAAGCGGAAGGCCGTGGAATAATGCGAATGCTGCGCTTAAGAGCCGTTCCATTCGTGCACAAGTCGTAAGTGAATTGCGAAAGCGCGATACGGAACGAGGAATACCTGAGAACGGGCAAGTATACCGCGAGGAAGTCACCACGGTTAAGAAAAACGGGCAGGAAGAAGTCGTAAAACGCGTGTGCATTGTTGATCCCATTCTTGCGGCCCTGCGACATAAACCGGAAGAGGTGGATACATTGCATCGTCTACGGTGGCTGGAGTTTGCATCTGAACCGCAAGACGAAACAGCGTTTATAGACTCCGTGAATAAAACGGCCTTAGCTGCCGAAAAAAACCGACTCAAAAAGAAAGCCGATGAATTGGGGCTGATTGATGGGCAACTACGCGAGCGTAGCAGACTTGCAAAACAGGTTCGAGAACAATGAGGCGGTTGCTCATCTTACGAACACGATAGATGAGACCGGCGTACCTGATACCGCCGTACTCAATGAAGTCATCGACCATGCCGAAGGCTTCATCAACAGCTTTTGCGGCAATCGCTACAAAGTGCCGGTCAGCACGACGGACGCCGGCGTTGCTGCCATGCTCAAGGGAATCACGCTTGATCTGGCGGCGTATTTCTTAGTGGCTCGCCCGGGAACCGAAGTTTTGGCTGGAATGCAGTTAGCATATGACCAGGCTGTTGCATGGCTGGAACTCATACGTGAAGGGAAGGCCGTCTTGCCATCGGCCGCCACGCTCGCCAGTACCGGAAGCCGTGATCCATTATTCGGCTGGGGTCAGTCCAGTACCGCAGTCACCAGCCTCCGACGATTTGCCATTGCACAGCAGGAACAGATCTGATGATCGAACAGATCGAATTGGCACTGATCAAGCAATTCGACGGCGATATGCGTCTCGTCAAGGAGGCTCGCAAGCTCTATCCAATCGGAGAAGAGCAGCAAGTAACGCGACCTTACGTAACACTTGCAATGACGATGGCCGAAAACGTATCGGCCTTCCAAGAGCATCAGGAGCAATGGGAAGCCACGTTCACGATCCATACTTCCTCGGTAACGCCGAGAACCGCGAAGCGCATTGCGCAACATCTGCTTCGGGTGTTTGGCGATCAAGTATTCTCATGCGGCGATGGAGTGCAGATAACGGGCATGTGGCTTACCGGTAGTTCGCCACCGGAGCGAGTTGAGGACTTGGCAAACACATGGCAGATGGAAGTGACTTTCGAGGTCTTTGTTGACCGTGCGACGGCAGTTACGGCGAACATGTGATGGCACTATCAGCGACAAGAGTTAGGCGAATCGAGTTCAATCTCAATCGCATCATTACGCGCAATAACCGCGTTCTGTCGCAAGTCCTGAACGACCTGACAGGCGAGATTGAAGCGGAATACAAGCACAGATTGAGCGCAAAGCAAGCGCCACCGCCATCTAAGCGCGGACAGATTCCGGCACGAGACAGCGGCCAACTCGTGGATAATACACATGTCATCCGCAAAGGTCGTGAGATTATTGTTACCACGCTTCAATACGGAGTATGGTTAGATGGAGGCACTAGTACTATCGCTGCACGCCCTTGGATTCGCCGTCTACTGCACAACCGTCGTGCCTATTGGTCCAAGCGTACCACTGCATTGTTGCACGCTCATTCGAAAGGCCGCTAGCGGATGGCCACATTAGGACAATCCATTTCCGGCGTACGCGGCAAAGTACTCATCGGAACCAATCGTATTACGATAACGCCCGGTGCTCAGGATGCAGTCGGTACGGTGGCCGTCGGCAATATCATCCGATGGTCCGCCACCATTGCCCGAGAAATACTTGATGCCAGCACCTTCGAGCAGCAAGACAATGCCCGGCGCAAGCTAGGCGGCATGATGTCCCTCACCGGCAGCGTCGAAGGTCGAATGGACAACATCAATCTATTCAATCTGATCCGCATTCAGACGGAAGACGTGATCGTCGATACTGCGCCAGGGGTGGGTGATCCTGCGTGGTTCGATCTTTATACGATCGGCACTGCCGGTTCTACATTAGGCTATCGGTTCCAAGCACTGGTAAGCAACATCCGCATGGATACGCCAAAAAACGGATGGGCGACGTTTACTTTAGATTTCCAGAGCGACGGTGACATAACCATTCCCGCGGCGGCTCCATAATGGCACTTGGCACACAGATAACCGGCGTACGAGGTCGCATCACGATTCCACTTGCAGCAGGATCGTTCAGCGCCAGCCCCGTATCCGCTACAGGTGAAGTCGCTATTGCCCATGTGACTCGTTGGACGCTCAGTATCCGCCAGGAAATGCTACCGAACGACACATTCGATACTCTCACAAACTCGCGCAAGATCGTAGGCGGTTTGTACGATGCAACGGGTACTGCTGAAGGATATCTGGATAGTGCGAACGTCGTGAAGATAGCCGATTTGCAACTTGAGGATGCTTTGCCTACCGCCGGCTTCAACCTCTACACGCGCGTGATGACAGCGCCGGAAGCAGCGGCGGATATAGGCTACAAGTTCTCAGGCATCATCAGCAATGTGCGCCTCGACGTTCCCAAAACCGGTCAAGCTACGTTTTCGTTGGACTTTGAGAGTAGTGGCGAAATTCTGAACGCCGATGCGATTACTTAAGGTGCAATGGCTACGACCCTATCCCTTGTTTTGCGCGACACCCTGCGAGGTTACTACCGCAGCGATACAGACCTCACCAAAGCTGCGGAATTGATCGAAATTGATCTTCCCCCGCAGTTCCAGAAGTTTACAAACGGCACCGGTGTCCATCAAGCTAATCGTTTCGTAAGCGATAAGCTCACAGTTGGAATAGGGGGCACCAGTCTTGACGTGCGTGGCACCACGCTGTTGGACATTTTCGGCCAGGCTTTCAACCTGACGGTCCTGCGTGCCATACGCGTCTGCAATATCGAGGACACGACGGGCACATTAGAGATATCCGGCAATCTCATTACCAGTATCTATTCCGGCACTGGTGCAGGATTCAAAGACTTTCTAGGCCCTCGCGCCGTATGGCACAAAACATTCCCGGTAGATGGTCTACCGATCACTGCCGGCGTAAATGACATTATTACATTTACGGCACAATCTGGAAGCATCCAGATGCAATACGACCTCATAGGAGCACAGTAAATGGATTTGAGCATTGACGCACAGAGACCGTTCAGCTTCGCAATGAATGGGCGCACTTATACCATTGGAGCACTGACCATCGGCGATCGCTTCGATATTGCCAATTCTATACGTGGCGATCGGGTGAGCCAGTTTCTGGCGACTGTCGAAACGGTACGATTGCCATACGAGGTCGTCAGTGCGACGCTTGCGGCCATCATGTGCAAGGACGTGACGATGGAAGTTATGGTAGGCACTCCGGAGGGCGAGTTCTACAGTATCTATTATGCATTGCGCCGCGGTGATTCGAACATTACCAAGGAACAGGTACGGCTCCTTATGCCGATGGCGCGGCGTATCATTCAGGATGTCCTCATTCATGCCCACCTGCTGGAAAAACGGCTGGAGCAACAGCCGGACCCTACAATCTCTTTGGCTGGGGCGCTGGCGACACCCGTGCCAGAGATGATTGGAATAAATGCGTAAGCACGATATGCCATGAATACCACATGTCTCCACGACAAGTATATGAGTTGACGCCCGCGGAATTCGCCATGCTCTTGGAGGCCCTGCGTGCCAGCCAAAACCACGATTAGCGAAGCGGAGATACTGCTAACCCTGAACGATACAGCGGCGTTCACGGCACTGCGAGATGCAA